GACCTTCTCGATCGAGAAAGCCATCTCGTTGAAGTCATTACCAGTTTCGCCAAGTGCTTCAGCAGTCTCGGTATTCATACCGCGACCAACATTGTATGCTGCCTGAACAGCATCGCTAGATGGACTTAGGAGACCTGGGTTTGAACCTGACTGTGAAGTGGTTCCGAAACCAACGGATGTACCGCCAGAACCAGATACATATGAATCACCACTTGATTGATCAGTTCCGATTCCGGAGAATGCAGAATCTGGCTCGTTGAAGAGTGCTTCGGTTCCGCTCTGATTGGTGTAGCGGGAACGCATTGCAAAGATCAGTCCAGTAGGACCGTTCATTGGCTGAACGCCTGCGAGGTCATATGCGACCAGGTTAGGCATTGAACGTCTGATCAATGAGATCAGAACGGGATCGAAACCTTGGAGAGCGCCACTTGCACCAGCACTCATACCAGCGGTAGCGCCGCTTGAAGTGGTGAAGTTAGTTGGGGTTTCGTTGAGGAATGCACGCTCTTCATGCATTTCTCTTTCTTGGTTTTCTAGCAGGATTGCAGTAACTGCTCTACGATGGGAATCCCTGATAGGATCCATACCATCATAATCTAGAACAGGTGCCCACTTCTCCTGCAACTGTTCGGTATTGAACATTTGCATTTGGTTTTACCTCTTATGAAAAAATTTGGTTTGAACTATAATCTAAAAATCACTTTTTGGAAGCTCTTGAGAGAGTCTCAAGATATGCGGACATCCTTGGGGAATACGATTCTTGGATCGTTTGACCGCCAGATGTTGCTTCTTCTGATACAGTCTCAGCAACTTCTCTTTGAGCACTAGATGCTGTATTTGAGAAATAAGAATTTCTCAAAGTAACTAGTTTCTCACGATAGGTCTCTTCACTATCAAACTCAACATTTTCTGCAAGAGAAGCGAGTTTTTCTTTCTGTGAAACTGCAAGTCCCTCAGAAATTTCTGCAAAAATTACATCAGCAACTGACTCTGCTAATCTACGATTAAGAGCAACATTTCTTTCGATTTGCTCGTTGAGTTTATTTTCCATCTCATCAAGTTTATCTACCATACTCTCGATTACATCATATCTATCTTCAGGGATTGAAACATAATGATCTTCAAAAAGACTCTTCATTCCTTGGAGGAATGATTCGGTCATTTCGGTCTTAAGACCGTTCTCAACTGCGATTTCATTTTCAGAAATCCACTCATCAGCGACATACTCAAGGTAAGCGTCAACACGCTCTACAAGTTCAGACTTAATAGCAGCAACTTCTTCAATGAGTTGCTCTTCGTATTGTGCTTGAACTTGCTCTTTGATTTCTGCAACTTTAGACTTGATTGCAGTCTCAAAAATGGTGCGTGCCTTTTCTTGGAATTCTTCTGAGAGTTCTTCACCAGAAAGAAGTGCGTTAACATCTTCTTCGATGCTGTACTCTGCTTCGATTTCTTCCTCTTCGTCGGTAGCTTCAGCAACCACTTCCTCTTCGGTAGTTTCTTCTTCGGAAACTACTTCCTCTTCGGTGGTTTCTTCTTCAGCAACTACCTCTTGATCCTCTTCAACTTCAACTTCTTCGCCAGTCATTTTCTTCATGGGCTCTGCAGGCTTAGCACCTTTATTGACCACGTTCTTGACTGAAGCAAGAGTTGAGGAAGGTTCTCTTAGTTTTGCCGAATCATCATCGGACTTATAGTTTTCGGGGGTTGGTCCGCCCAGATCTTCCCAATTGCCTGTTTGACCTGGAGTGTCCAGATCCAACTTAGGCATTGGTTCTGCAGGCTTAGCCCCTTTGGTTACTACGTTTTCCATTTCTTGTAAATTGCTACCAACGGACATTTTTGATTAGATATTTTTGTATTAATCTATATTTATTTATAAATTAAAGATTTGAAAGGAATTCGTTGAATAAATTCAACTTATGCTCTTCAAGTCTTCTTTGATCAACTAGAGTGTTGATTCTTCTTTTTGTTTGTTCAGCGAGTTTTTCACGAAGAATTCCTCCTTCCCAAACCCACTCTTTTCCTTCCATAATTCCCGAAACAAAAGCATCGGGAGCAGAAGGATCAGCGACGATATCAGCAGCAGTTGCTAGCATGAAATCTTCACCGACAACTTTATAACCATTGCGATCTTCTCTCAAAGATCCAACACCACGGGAAGAAACACCAAGCATAACTCCTTCATCAATGAGAGATCTTGCAATCTTACCCATAGGTGTTTCGAGGAGTTGTGCCTTACCTCTAAAATTATTTCCCTCTTGAGTGAGTGAAACAATTTTATGAGAAACACGATCAAGGTTAACGGTAGGACCATCAGGATGACCGAGTTCACCAAGAGCACGCCCTTTTTGAACGAAATTCTCATTGTAACGACCTACTTCACGAGCAAGTGTTTCGGTTGGATACATTCTACCGTTACGGTTTTTAATCCCACCTTGAAGGAAAACTCCCTCAATGAAGCACTTCTTGCAATTACCTTTGCCTTCGGTAATAAATTTTACGCTTGTTACTTCTTCTGTGATTAATTTCATTTTTTTATCCGGTAAATCCTACTTTTGCACCTTTAACAGTTACTGCACTCGCAAAGACACAATATGATGCTTGTTTTTCCAAATACTCAACAGTGTTTGGTGGCATCGTAAATGATCCAATTCCAGTTCCACCTTGAGTTTCTACAACAGTCACTAAAGCAGCATTTGCAGAATCGTTAACAAGACGAACAACAGTTGCACTAGAAAAACTAGTTGCAGCTCCTGATGTTATCGGCAGATTTATTTCATCTGCTAAAAGTAAAGTTCTAGACATCACTCCTCCGTTCCAGATTCTGCTTCAAAATCAAACATTGATAATGAAACTTGTGGACGAATTCCTTCTACTCTTTGAGATGCTTTACTGTATAAAACATCTTTAATTTTATCAGTAATATCAGCAGCAGAGGAATCTGTCGCAATCAAATCTACAATGTCTTCCATAAAAATTTTTATATATCAGTATACTTTATTTATATTTCAGCCTTTTTAGTGTCTTTTTGGACCTGGGCATCCACTACATCAGACTGTGCTTCCAAATCTGGTTCCATTGGAACATCACCCAAAACTTCTTCTCCACCTCCTTGTGGTAAAGGTTCTCCAGTAATTGGATCAACTGCACTTGGATCTGGAATAACTCCGTCTTTAATTTCTTTCTCAATTTGCTCATCAATTTCGATAATTTCATTATCAGTTTGCTTTAATACTTTTCTACGAACATAATCTACTGAGAAATATTTGCCGATATATGGCTCCATCGTAGCCAACAAACCAAGTCTTTCACTCATCAACTCGGATTCTTTGAGTTCTGAGAATTGGTTATCATACATGAAATCATACTGAATATGATCAGACATGTATTCCCAATCTTCTGGGGTAACAACATTTTTCAAGATTAACTGAGTTTTTAACATATCGTTAAAAATTTGAGCAAATCTTTTTCTCAAACGACCGACAAATTTTGTGAACTTAAGTTCATCTCTTAAAATTTCTGAAGATCTTCCAAGATTAAATCCACCATCATTTGCAATTCTAGATTCTGGAACTCCAAGTGCTCTATAAAGTTTTTTCTGGAAATACTCAATATCAGCAAGTTCTCCAAGATTTTGTCCACCAGGTAGTGTAGTAATTTCAGTACCACGACCGCCTTCTCTTCTAGGTAACCAGAAGTCTTCAAGCATACTCATGAACTTGCGATCATCACGAACTTCACCAGTGCTAGCATCATAAACTAGCTTGTTGCGATAGCGAGACATCACATCGCGTAGGTATTGTTCTGCTTTTACCTTAGGTAGATTGCCTACATCAATGTAGAAAATTCTGCGCTCAGGAGCACGGGACAATCTGTAGATAACAAGTGAGTCCTCAATCATGCGGAGTTGATTGAGAGACTTGATTGCTTTGTGTAGATACGAAAGAACTGTTCCTTTATTTCTGTCTACAAGTCCTGATGTGCAATATGTAATAGAGTCCTTAGCAATTCTTACTCCCTTTTGACCACCAGATCCAGAAACCATACCGAGAGGATAATTTGGTTTAGGTGTATAGATGAAATACTCTTCTATTTCTGGGTAGAATGTTTTACTTTCTTCGTTAACTCTACCTAAATCAATTTGCTGTTTTTTATCGACTTTTTTCTCTTGACGAATAAATCTCATTTTCATGGGATCAATGTATCTTAACTCTTGAATCCCTTGCTCTGGTTTTTTGAGATCAATTACTTTATGGTAATATAGTCTACCATCAACATACCAATTTCTAAAAATCTCATGAGATTTTTTATCAAAGTCTAAAAGTTCTTTTATGTATCTGAATTCATTTCTAATGATATTTTTTATTTTATCACTTGCATTAAGATTTGATAACTCAATCTCTACGGGTGAATCATATAGGTCACTGATAATTGCTTCATTCACAACATCTTCAATGGCGTTATCACACTCTGGGTGTAACGCCATTTCACGATATCGTTTAATCAAATCATGTTCTGTTCTGTAAACACCTTCGATGTCTACATATTGACCATAAAATCCACTGGCAATAAAATTATCAACCCCGTCCTCGTTATTAGGAGGAACGGGGGAAACTATTGACTTGGACTTTTCTTCAGATGAATCAATAGAAAATCCAAAAAGTTTTGCCATTTTATAATAAGTTTAAACTGTTATTGACTATTTATCAACTGATTTGAACGTCAGTTGATTCACCACCAGATGATGCTCCAGCAGTCCAATATTGAACTTGGAATTCAACAGTATACTCTTCTAAAGTATCTGTGGTATCATAAGAAAGATCGATCTGGGAAATATTGGTTGGGAAGATATCAAAGAACTTATAGGTTCTAAGTGCTTGTATGGATGTTCCATCTGCACTAGTACTATTTGTTGTTGACTCAACAGTTCCAGCACCTCTTCCAAGTTGATAAACATAAGCATCAGCCATGTAAGATGTGGGATTTGATGCACCAGTAGCGTTGTCCAGTTTACTGATACCGTTCATCCACTTTTCAAAAGCAGTTCTAATCTTGAAGTTTTCATCGTTGATAACTGTAACTGTCCAGGTATCAAATGTTCTCTCACCAGCAACCTTTAGAATACGTCCTCTAAAAGGAACATCTACAGGAGCGACATTCGATGCAGGAAGTGCTGCTGCTTTACACAGGAATTTGAATAAACCCGCTTCATTAGCATCACCAGTTGTTGACCAGGTGCTAGTTCCAGCAGCAGTTGGGAATGAGGGGATTGAAACCTCAAATAGATTAGGTCTTGCACCACCCCCAGCAAGTGCAGACTTAAAACCTGTAATTGTACGTAAAGTTGTCATTGGATTTTACCTCGTTTGAACCTCTTTTAAATTAAACGTTACCAATTACTTCTTCAAATGACACACCAGTTCTGGTAGCCACAAAAGTCAATCCAATGAAGTTAATTGATCTATTTGGTTTGATGTAAATGTCTGCAATGAATTCATTACTATCAATCACTGCTGCCGTATTATTTGTTTCATCACAAATGACGCGGAAGTCTTGAATTCCTCTCTTTGCTTGAATATCTCTCAGGAAAGGTTCAACTGTATTTACAAATCCACTTCTTGTGAGAGGATCATTGAATTCAAACATTACATCCTTCGCTGCGGCTTCAATAGCCTCCTCAACGTAGATAAACAATCTACGAACATTGATTCTATCAAACGCTGATGCTTTAGCAAGAGCAGTTTTATCACCAAAGAGGATGATTCCAGATCCAGGTGAGAACACTACTGGATTAATTCTTTCCGAGTAGAGACGATCTCTTTGTGCCTTTGTTGGATTGTATGCTAGTTTTACTGCATTGAGGATTGAACCTCTTGATGTTCCTGCTGGTGAGAACCATGGGAAGTTAACGGTATCATTTCTAGCACATAGTCCAGCAATATCTCCATTCAATGGAACATATCTAAATGTGTTGGAGAATCTATCATACATGTACTTATATCCACTATCAAAGATTGCATAAGATGATGAAGGAATTGCTGAATAGAAACTAATTAAATTATCTGTAATTGTTGCTGCGTCTTTAAGTGTATAAGAATCTGCAGCATTTTCAGTTAAGAGACCTCCTCTGTAAGGAGAAATAAATGCAATTGCATCTTGTCTCAACTCTGCTACAGAAATCAGTTTACTTGCTAATGCCTGGGAAATTTCTTTGCTGTATCCAGCAGATCCCATAAGTAGGAAGTCAACATCATACTCTTCGGTATTTTCAAATAATGCATAACCAGTTGAAAGATCTGAAAGTGCTGCAGTCAATCCTCCAGCAGTTGTGAGACCAGTATTACCTCCGTAGTTTACACCATTAGCGAGTGTATATGTTGCTGCTCCAGAAGCGGCAAATTTAATTCCTGATGCTTCTTGATCCCAATCGGTATCGGATTCTAGACTGAATCCACCAGAAGCTACTGCAGTTGTGGTAATTCCACTTGGAGCACCACCACCGAAAATGTAGGAGGAATTTTCTGAAAGATACTTTCTCCAGTAAGAAGGAGCACCTGCAGAAAACTCAGCATCAGTTGCTTTTGAAAGCGATAAATGTTTTTCTAGAATAGTACCAGCGTTTCCAGTGATAGATCCATTGTCATCAAATACCACAACATGAACTTCATCAAATCTGGAATTTCTTGACGCCGCGTAAGCTGAAGTTCCTGGGCGATTTGCTAAACTATTCCAATTTACGTTAGATCCAGTTAGAGTAATGGTTTGTTGATCGAACCAATCTTGTCTAGCAGTATAAGATGTAGTTCCGTATGCTGTGCTCTCTCCAGAAGTATGAATTCCTAGAGTTCCAGCAGAAGAGAATGCATATACACCACCTTGCTGATAATCTACCGCTGTTTCTGTTCCTGCAGCAGAAACATGACTAATAACCTTTACTTGAATTCCATTATTTACAATCCCAGTAACTACTCCCTTCAAGTAACCATCTAACACGCTGGTTGTTCCCGCACCTGCCAGAATTGAGGAAATTGCTTGTGTGACTCCGTAACCAACTGCAACAGATGACTTAGAAACTGTAGTTCCAAAATCAAAAGTTGTTGTTGTAATTCCACTAACTAAAGATGCTGCCGATAAAGTAACTGATCCCGATCCGATCGCAGTAACGGTTGTTCCCGCTGCAATTACACCATCAGTATCAGCAACAATTTCCTGACCTAATGCAATAGTTGTTGTTGTAATTCCTGTAATAGTAGATACTCCAGACGCCGCAAGAGTTCCCTCTCTATTGGATACTGCTTCCTCAAAATTAGTAAATGCTGATGTTGAAAGACCGCTGAGAATCTGGTCTGCTTTACCGTCAATAACTGCTACTTTAATGCCGTTTGCCCAAGAACCAGGATTTCTTGCCGCAAAGATTACACCAGAGATTATATTCTCGTCATATCCGAGATTTACATAATCTTCATAACTTTTGATCTTGATGCTTGATGCAGATCCTACAGCAGGTCCTACAAATGCATTTTTTAAATACGTGTTATCACTTCTTACAACTCTCAAAGAACCACCATA